TTTAAATAAGTTTATTTGCATAATATCATCTAATTCATTTTCATCCCATAAACATCGTCAATTTGTATGTAATATATAATTATATTCATAAAATATTTTTCTTTTATAATATACATACAACATTTTTCAAACCTTTTCTAATTTATAATCCATTACTTATTGTTGTATATAAAATAATTTGATTTTTCAAATCTTAATGATACCGTTCAAACTGCTCAATCTATAGTGTCTTTGTATAATATTAAATCAACCTTATTTTTATCTTCTATTGGATCATCAGGATCAAGATTTCTATATAATTCAAAGATTAAACTTGAATTATCTATTATCTTTTGACTTCATCTTATTCAACTTATTCATCAGGGTTGATATTGGTTTTGTTTTGTTGGTTTTGATAAATGATGAAGCAACCAAATACAAATATTCTTATCGTTTTTATAGTCTTGTAGTTTACTTGTTATAATTGGGAATCTTATTGATTCGTTTTGATCTCATTGTATTTTTCAAAGGTTATCTATAAAAAACAAATCATATCACATTTTCCTGTACTTTTCCATTGTGTTTATTATTTCATTAACATTGGGAGATTTTTTATAAGATAATACTTTAATATTCTTTTGATTTTGTAATCATTTATATTCTTTATCTATTATATCAAACTGTTCATTACTTATATTCTGCTTATTCTGAAAGTTTAGTTTTGATACTCAAGCTCTTTTTCTTGCAATTCTTGTGAATAAATCTTGTGGTTTAAGTTCTAAGCTTATATACAAAGTCTTATTTCATATGTCGGCGTTCTTTTTAGCTAAAAAGAACGTAAACTCTGTTTTTCAACAACTAGGATAACCAGCTAAAACAACCAAATCTCTTTTTCAAAACTTTCCTAACCAGTGTGGCATTCAATCTATTCATCGTGTGTATTCGTTTATATCTGTCCAATCTATGTCATTTACTTTTGTGATTTCGTTTTCTAATTGTTCGAGTTCTTCTTGCAAACTAATCATTTAATTTTTGTTAAGATTTAAAACTCATAAGAACCTTTCCCTTTTATAATCTGTTCGCATTTGGTAAATTCTTTTATATCTTTCAGATCATCGTTTAGATTCATAATGTGATACTGAAACGCCGAGGACTAGTTTATCATTTTTTATAATTTCAAACAATTCTTGATCTGTTAGCTCTTTATGATCTATCTTCTTAACTTCTGATGTTCTTAATCGTTTAAGTATTGCTAAGTAATGATCTTTATATTTTCCACCTTTTCAATTAACTATATAATTTTCAACATCTTGTATATATTTATTTATAACAGTTTCGCCGTACTGCTTAATTAATTTTTCATGTTCTGTTTGTTTAAGTTTAACCAATCATTTTATTCAGAAGGAGAGTTTTTGTTCTTCTTTATTTATTTTATTTATATGTATTGTATTGTTATGTATATTGGGGGTTATTTTTTTTCCCCCTAGGGGGTTATTTTTTGGTCTTCATCATAACTTTCAATAGTCTTTACCTAAGATTCCATTTTTTTGTCATATTTCTACTTTCCTTTGTATATTATTTGTATCAGTAATAATTAAATTATAATAAACTTTTGTTAGTCAATCAAGTATTTTATCACCACCAAGAATATTTTTAAATATCTTTCAAGCTTCTTCATCTGATATAGTATTTATAACCTCAAGATATTTTAGTGGTATTCTAATAATTTGATCTGACATTTTAAATTTAATATAAATAAAAACACTTGGGCTGTCGGCTAAGACTTTTTGTGTACCCAAGTGTTTTTTATGTTAGCCGACATTTAAACACTGGATTGACTTACTTATAATCAATTTATCTAATAAATCAAGACAAAGTTTATTCTTTTTCTTTTTCTCATGATATAGCATTTATCAAACATACTATCCATACTATTCAACACCATCATCAAAATATATTCCATAACCATATTGATTGCTCATTTTTGTTTTTTCTTGAACTTGCTATTATTCATGGCAATAAATAAACTCATAATCATAATAATCATAATACTAAATCCATTTTTTTAATTAAATTATAAAACTAATTTCTATCAAATATCCGACCAATTAACATAAGAACAAGTATAACTCACAATATAAAGGCGAAAGGTGGTCGTGCTATGCTCAATACTAATAAAAGTATTATTAATAATATTGCCCCAATTGCTTTTCACATTTTTAATTATTTAATAAATATAAAATCAAAACCTTTTGCAAAAACTCTTTTTGCTGTCTTCAATCAACAGTACCCTTTCTTTTTTACTTTGTAGTAATTAGATCTGTCAAACCCAGCTAATTCAAAGAACTCTAAATCTTTTAGAAGATTATTCTTTTTGTAATCTTCTATTTTTCTAAAATCTATTTCAAATATCATTCTATAAATTAAAAATATAAATATTTTTCTTCTTCTTTCAATTCCTCTACTGACTTTTCTAACTCTTCCATTTCTGATTCTTTACAATTGAAATGCTCGTTTATTCAATCATTAAAATAAATAGTTCTTCAATTATCTTCTATTGTGAAAGGTTCTCTTTTACTTCTTTCTGAAAATTTAGTCATTTTGGCTTGTTATAATTTAAATAAAACTTTTAAGCTTCGTTAATTTCTTCAGACGATATAATTGCCACTTGATATTTTTTGTGAAGCTCTTTGTGTTTCGTGTCCAGATACGATTGCGGGTCAATTCAATATTTTTCTTTGATTAAATTTTCCCAAATGATATAATTTCTATAAAATAATCAATTTCAATTAAAAAGTTTTCACATACAATATATTTTCTTTTCATCTTCCAAGTTTGTTCGTAATTTCATTAATTCCTCTTGTCAGTCTTTTGTTCACCAAGGCATTACTCTTTTTTTCTTTTTCATCCTATAATCTAAAAAAACTAAAATATTTGTTATCAATTTTAACTGTATGATCGTAATTAGGAATCAAATAATCCTCTGTGTCAAACTCCTTTTTATCTTTTATTAACACCCTATACTTGATTCAGTCTATTTCCTTGTGCGGATATGATTTAATAACATTTAAGTTAAAATCATTTATTAGTTTATTAAGCATTTTTATTGTTATGAAATAAAGAAAATTCAGGGTATTTATCCATCATTAGTTCGGCTTTCATCTCCTGTAAATATTCATGAAATGTTTGACCATTATGGTTTAGCTTCCAGTCTGACAACAACATGTCAGCAGTTTCTATACTAAGACCATTCTCTTTTGCTACATACTCTAATAGGTTAAAGTCCTTACGATAATTGATAAATGGTTTTTTCATTTTTAAAGTGGTTAGATTTTAAAAGTGGTATCACAATCAAAACTCATATCACTTTGGATTTTGTTGTTTCATTTGTGTATGGAAGTTATAATCTTTTTTTTAAATAAATCAAGAGAAAATAGACTTTTTTTATACTTCAATTATATCTGATGTTGATATACTAGTTTGTATGCACAATATTATCTAGTTTACTTTTTATATATTTATTATATAATGCGTTATAATTAATTAAAATACAAAAAAAATCAACGCTCTAACCACAGTACGTTGATTCTTTTACAACAATATAATACAACTATCTTATATTTAAATATTGTTATTTTTCAATAGATTATGGATACTTATATTTGTGTTATGTAGATCCTGTTGTATTTGTGTTATGTATTCATCTTTTATTTGCCCTCTTAATAAGTGTTTTTCTAGTTCTTGTCGTACTGTACTATTCCATTTCTTTTCAATCTCCAACATCTTCTTTAGTTTAACCATCTCTTTATCTATTCCAAACTTCTCTTGAGGTATAATCCAATAGCAAGTAGGTCGAAATACCTGGTTATCTATTAACTTTGTAGGATATTTTAATTTATATTGATTATGTGCTTTTTTGGGATAGGTATCATTCAACAAGTCCAATCACCATTCAGCTATGCAATGCCCATAACTAGACTTTCAGAATGCAGTTCACTCTATTAATCAATTATCGTATTTATCTTTATTATATGTTGAATTTCCTTTATAGCTTCTTGTACATCAATATCAAAGTTCATGCAGTTTCTTTGTATATTCCTCTGTATAAACTCATCTATAATACAGGTTTTTCTTATTGTATTTCTGATTATACCATTTCACAGCTATATCACATCATTTTTGTTGTGTATTTCATATTCACTCTTGCCAACCTATAGCTATACAATGTTTATTGAATTCATCTAGTTCAAGTCAATTAGGTTGAATTTTGTCATATGAATACATAATTGACAAAGTACTCATTGCAGTACATCTATGAGTTAATCCTCAAGTGTCTTGGTTTAATGATATGATTGTCTTATCTATACTCCTGACATTATTTGCTATATCATCAAGTCCAATATCCTCTCACAATAAGAAATCAGAATCTTCTATTCAAGGACCAAAACAACCGAAAGGTATTTCTTCCAAAGGTAAATTAACCATTTTATTTTATTAATTTATAAAACCTAGTATCTATCATCATATATCAAGCAAATTAGACTCGTTGAAATTATGAATGACTAAAACACCACTTCAACTTTTTTGTAAACGTTTTTACTCATTATTTAACAATAGATACTAGTTTATTTTCTGTTTTATTATCTGCTCCGTATTCTTTTTTGCATAAAGAGTTGCACAAAAATCATCATCATTCAAAATTATTTCTAACTGTTCATTTATTTTAATTCAGTATTTTTCCCATAGATATTCGCAATATTTGTCGAAATCATCCTGTTTCATATCTACAAAGTAGTCTTTGCTATTTAACATTATGTCACATCATCATATAAAATATAACCAAAATAATTCAAATTACAATCAATGTTTGATCGAATCACATAGTTTTTTTAACTTAATAAAAAAGCCCTTTAAATAGGCTTATTATCTTGTAGAAACTTCCTTGTAATGTCTATTGCAGTATTTAACCCCCAAACATATATTGCTATCAATGATGTTTTCCAGTCATTTCAAGCTTGTATGCTAGTTAAGAATATCAAGAACGCAGGTGCAAAGAATAAGGCTGTATTAAACATCCATCTTTTAATATCCTCTTTGTTAAGCTCAAATCTTTTTGAATCCATGTTTATTTTTTATCAAGTAAAATTTTTATATACTCTAAATCTTTGCTAATTTTAGCTAATGATACCTTGATTTCAACATTATTATCTTCAAGCAGTTTTATCCTTGAATCTATTTTAAGCGTTTCTATTATATGTCAATTATTATAGTTTTCAATCTTTTCTAATCTACTTGTCAATGAATGATAAACTGCACTTCAGCTCCATACACTTCAAACTATAAATAAAATCATTGTTATGAACCCTCACAATTGGAATTCTATAGGATATTTAGATATTAATCCTTTCATATCTAGCATGGATTAGATTGTAAAAGCTTGCTTCGAATTGTCATCAGCAATATTATTAATTTTAAAATTACTCTGGAATAACTGGATCTTCTACCGGTTGTTGAGCCTGCCACTCATCACGCGTTAATACTCATAAATCAATAGCTTGTTGTAATAATCATTCATATTCTGTTTTTTCTGTTTCTAATTCTGCAATCTTATTCTCAAATCAGACTATATTACTTTCTATTTCTTGTATCTTGTAGTTAATCTGATCTTTTGTTAGTTCTTTAGTTACTGTTATTGTGTCTGTACTTTGGATAGTAAAATCATCTTTTTTTACATAGTTCACCATTTTTATTTATTTTAAAAATTAAAGTTTTAAGCTAGTCAATTAATATTTTTAATACTTGCTTTTGCTAATCAATTCATTGATTTAAAATTAGCATATGTAAGTCAATTAATAGATTTTATATTTGTCGTAGTAAATGGATATTGTAATCCATTTCATGAATTATATAACTCCGTAACTTCCGTGGAACTTATTGCTCTAGAATATATAAATGCTTCATCAACTCATCCTTGAACTGAATCTCATCATAAATCCGTTCACAAATTAAGTGATCATCAATTATATGCTATTGATCATGTTCTTGATGTTTCTTCGCGTTTTGTTCAGTTGATATATGTTCTTGTATAGGATCAATCATATGTAAAAACATAAAAATACCGTGTTCAAGCGCTATATCATATAGGATCTGAAACACCATATTCAATAAGTGCTCCTCATAAAGATATAAATGTGTCCATTGATTTAGTTGTAATCATTCTTACTCAATATGAAATATAAGGGCTTGCCCATGTTGTAGAATGGTTTTTAACTAAAAAACCATGATTGACAGAAAAATTATTTACCTTAAACCAAAATCAATATGTCAATGCCGATGTTGGTTCTAATGAAGATGTTGATGATTTTTCTAACTTTGCGGATCAATTAAAAACTGCTCAATTATTTATTTTTCAAGAAGAGTATGTGACACTTGTATTAGTTAATGTATTACTTCAAACGCTATCACTAGCATTTCAGCTCGTTTCATCTAATTTCCAGTATGATATTAAATTGTCGGTCAATGCCATTTTTTGTATTTAATTATAAAAATATTAATGTATAATGTAATGTTAATACTAAACATGTACAATATAATCATTACTTGGATTAAACCATAATTCATCTGCTGTACATCAAAATCATACTACCCTAATACAAACATCGGCTGTTGATGGTTGTGTTACTACTATTTCCCCAGCAGTCTCACTCATATAGACAGCACTTCAAATAGTCATTGTTGGAAACTTACTATCGGCTCTTATTTTTCAGATTAACAACATCTCTGTAGCGTCTCAGTCATTTGCTGAAGCCAATACACATATTCATAATCTTTTATCATATCAAGCACTTACATTTGCATCTACCTTTTCCCATCTACTATCAGAAGCTTGAAAATAACATAAATCTCAAAACACTAATGTAGCTCACGCTGTCCCTGTTGTTGTTATTCAGCTCCATTTACCATCTGCACTTAATGTAGGATCTAACTGAAAACTGGCTTCTCATAATACTGTTGTCGGCAATGTAACCGTTCCTGTAAATGTTGGACTAGCTAAAGGTGATAATGTCTGTATTTTATCATAAACAGCGTTCTTTGTAGGAACCTCCAAATTAGTATCCCATCAAGCTCAATATGATTCATCTGGGACTACTACATCGCTATTGAATGTTTTTGCTCAGTATATTGTTTGTGCCTGATCATCTACGTGTCAGTATGTAACTCATGTATTTGATAATTGTAAGTTAGCTAATGTATTATGATCTGCTGTGCTTACTGTACTTGTACTTAATATCACTGATTGGATTTCTTGTACTCTATTTATTTGACATCTTCATTTTACTGAATCTGCTACTCATAATGTACTAAATGTTATTTGATATATTGATATTCATTCAGCCACTGGAAATCAAGCAGATATTATTGGAGCTTCTGAATATGCAGAAGCTGTTGTTGTATGACTTGTCCTTCATGGTATCATCATAAATCTGCTATCATCTGTACTTGTTCATTGTGTAGCCTCTGTACCAGCTCTTGCATTACTTAGAAAAAGAAAATAATTTATATATCTATTGTTTGCTGAAGCTGTTAATGTTCAAGCATTATCATATTTGATATATCAATATGCTCCTCACCCTAAACTATCATATAAGAATGGCATATCAGATTTAGCCCATACGTAAGTAGTTGAAGCTGTTCTATAAGGCACAAAATATGGTGTTCATGTTCAATTAGGATCTGTTAACTCCGACAATATTAATGCCAAATCTTCATCAAATATCTTAGCTTCTGATATTCCAAATGTGTTACCTGCATCTGTTGGTGTGTTCAATGTATATCAACTAGGGATTCATGTTCAAGGGACATACTCCGTTCACTCTGTAAAATGGTGTTCTCTATGATAAGCTCTATCTATTCAAGTTGTGTGCCTTTCATCTGTAAACACATATTTAGGAGTCAAAGTATCGTTAAAATATAATGTAGCGACTGGGACTTTGGTATCATTTAATGTCCAAGCTCCTCAAGATACTAATGTTCAAGCTGTTCAATCTATATATATATAATACATTCATGTAGTCACTGGTGTTCAATCTAATACTACAGATTTACTACCTGTTATTGTATGTTTTAATCATGTTCTATAATAACTCCATGTTGTTGCTGGTGATACTGGAGCTACTGTTATTGTGTTTGTTCAATCAAATGTTAATGTAGTTGTTCAACTAATGAATCAATATCTATTTATATCTACTGGGAACTGTGTAATCCTAGTTTCTATTGGTCACGTTAATCATTTAACATATGATAATTCAGTCAGGTCTGGATAGGTACCAGTATCTAATGCTGTTATGTTTTTATTTGAATCTGTGCTCAAGATTCTGCTTCATGTACTAGCATCTAATTTAACTCAATCATAAAAAGTAGTAGATTGTCATCATCACGGTCAAAATAAAGCTACATTTTGGTGTCAATTGTTATGTATTGTTAATCATGCACTAGTAGAAGAATGCATAGTTGATAAAATAACTTCTCATGTTCAGTTAGGTGTTAGATTTATATCTCAGTTTGTATTTGTACTAGAAATTGTGTTTCAATCTATTTTTATATTATCTATTTGAATAGATCAAGTAGATACGATTGCTTTTGTTGTCTTGTTAAATGTAAATGTAGAGTCTCCGCTTAAATCTCATCAATCATTAAATTGTATTTCAGTATCATTTCATCATGGAATACTTCATTCAGGTATTGTTACAACAGTTGCATTATTTCATGAATCGTCTGTCACTGTTACTCATGCTCATACGAAATTTAAGTTAGCTCTAGTTGTTAATGGTGTTCATTCATCCTGAATTACGTGTCATCAACTCGCTATAACCAAATCTCCACTTCATAATAATGAATTGGAATTAACAGTTTTTATATTTGATCAACTTACTAGAGTATCTTGTTTACTAGTAGCCAATCCTGAATATTGACTATTAGTAGCATTATCTCAAGTGTTAGATCAACTTGTGTTTCATATAACTACTAATTGGGCATCAGTTACATACTTCTTATTTGTTGAAGCTGTCACATCATTAGTGGTTAATCATGTTTTTACATAATCTTTTATTACACTTCAAGCTACTTTTTGAGCTGTCGTTTCTCAATCAGCCAATACTGGAAGTATGTCATCATCTCACAATGTAGATAATGATATTAACTCGTCTATGGTCTTTTGTTCTGCCATTGTTTTAATTATTTAATTAAATAGGTACCCTCGCACTTCGTGACGTTGTTGGCAATGCTCTACTATTCCAGTTTGTTATACTTTGCCTTTGGATTAATATATTATTTCAGTCTCAATCTAACCAATTAATATAATTTCATTCTGTGTCGTCATAGGTTAATAATATTTCAACTGATGCAATATTTCTTTGGCTATTCCAATTAGAAGATATTAATGTTTTTCATTCCCAATCTGTATTATTGTAACGTTGAGTTAATATATTGTTTCAGTCTCAATCCGTCCAGTTAATATAATCACCTAATAAATCATCGTATGCTAAAATTACGTTTTCATAATAAACATCACGATTTTTAGTTCGATTTGATGATTGTTTTGTTCTCTCTGTTCGGTTTGTTGACATTAATTACATTCAATGTTAAATTATTTACCTTTTTTTGATATTAAGATTGATTTTGTTTTGATAGCTGGTACTTTAATCTTTTTTGTTGGATTAAGACTTTTAGCTTTTACTCTAACCTTTTTATAAGGTGTTCAGATCCATGTTTGCATTTTATTATAATTATAATTTAAAAGTTTATTTACCTTTTTTTTTTCATTTACATCACATTTTGTTAGTTTAAGTTATAAATTATTTATCTAGTTTTGTTTTGGTCTTTACTTGTTCATTCCATCATCAAGCTAAGAACGCTTCCTCTTCTCCTGGTAATCACATATAAGCTCATCTTATTGATGTTTCGTCAAACAATTCTTTTGCTAACTCACGCATATATCTTCTTTGTCAGATAGTTCATGCTCAATAATTATCTACTTCCTTAACTATTTCTTCATATCTCTTTATTTCTTTAACTGCATCCATTAACATATCATCAGGTATTTTTCATCATTCTATTGAATCAATTAGTAATGACCTTTCCCTATTAACCATAGCCTTAAACATATCAGGATTAGTCTTAAAGTCTCCTAGATTTCATCATTTACTAAATCATTCTTGATATTGTATATAATGTTGAATTTCGTGTATTAATGTGTTTCTTGGATGGTTTAAATCAGTTCCTATGATTATCTTCTTTTCTATTCATCTATCTACATATCATCCTCAATAGTCTTTATCTCACAACCATATATCTACATCTTTTAGCTCAGGATAGGCTTTATATAGTGTTTCATCTTTGATTAAGTCTCATACTTTAGCATAAGCCTTATAATGTGGCTCTTGTTTATAATTATCTGTTATATCTTTAAATTTAGTCTTATCAAATGTCATTTCATTAGGGTCTAGTTTATATTTAACCATTTGATCTTGATCTAAATATAGTCTATTCATATTAGGGTCAAAGTTTCAATCTTCATCCATTAATCATAATCTTTTCATTCATTCCTTTCATATATAGTTTCATTGTATAGGTTGTTTTAGATCAACAGTCTTTACGATATCTTGTTTTAATCTGTTTATGTTGGATTCCTGCTTTGTTATAGCAGGTTGCTCTGCTTGGTTAAAACCTACTTCTTTATTTTCACTCTTTACATCCTCTAAATCGGTTTTTAATCTATTTATTATGTTTTGTGCTTGTGTAGCATTTGATACTTTATTTAGATTCTTATTTGCTTCATCAAATAACTTTAAGTATTTGGGAAGATTATTTTGTAATTCTAATGAGTTCATTTTCTTTAATCATTTATTACTTTCCAATAAGAAATTAGTTAAAAACTTTCTCATTCAAATTAAGTCTAATGCCTTTCATCATATACTTCATAATGTTCATAATATTCATCTTGGTTCTAATGTATTTTGCAATGTCTTAACTTTCTTATCTAATTTTTTAAAATTTTCTTGTACAGTCTTGATATTACTATAAGAATCATCTAATAATTTAGCTCATTCTCACATAAACTTTCTAGATGTCTCTTTTACTCAATCCCTTACCTTCTCAAAACTTTGATATTTAGGATTGTCTTTTAAGTTACCTTGATTATCAAACGCTTTCTTAGCTATTTCCATTCAGTAATCTTTAGCTATTCTATCAATTTCTTTTATTGTTAATTGGCTATTATCAAACTTTCTCATTAATCATTCTACTTGTAATACCTTATCTATCTTACCTCATTCCTCATAAGCTGATTTTAATTGATCTAGAGCCTCTGATACATAGTTTACAGGTCTTGATGTTCAATATTCTTTATTTTCTATTATAACATCAGTATCGGCTTTTCACAATGTTCTTCATAGTTTTTGTTGTTCTAAATCTAATACTTGACTTTGTAAATCCATAACTTCTTTTCATTTAGCCTTTGCAACATTAATTCAATCTTCATATGTTTTTACTCATTTAGTATCTAATTCTTGTAATCATTTAGATATTCTTGCTTTTTCTTCTGGTGTTGATACTTGTGCTATATGTCAAATCAAATCGTCATTACTCATTTTAGGATTAACATAATCTTTTATTACTTTCATAGTCTGAGTCGCTGTCTTTAATGGTTGTTGTACTGCTGTTGCATACTTAACAACTTGTTCTACTCATGGTATTCATTGAGATATCTGTCATAATTTTTCTATTCATGCAGGGATCACTAAATCTAATCATAAATTACTAGCCCCTCAAGCTGTTGCAGATATATTTCAAGCTGTCTTTGCTAAATTACTATATCAAGTAGCTCATGCTACCTTACTAACTGCTCAAGCTCATCATTGTATTATTGTTAATACATCGCTTGCTACTCATACTGGGTCTTGTGTCATTGATGAACTAAACGCGTCCATACTTCAATATCTATTATTTAATACTTCGTGACCTTCCTTAGTTCAAACTAATCTAAATAATCATGTCATAGTATCTACTGGGTTGGTCATTCATCTAGCTGTCGCTGTCAATGTTTTTAGAAAACTTCATGGTATGTTTGCCACCATTGTTGGTATTTTTCACATTCATAACCCAAAATCTCATAATTTTTTATCTGAAAATTCGTTCCATTCATCTTCTGTTAATGTTGGTATTTTCATTGCCAATTCATCAATCTTTGTTGCTACTTCTCATATAGGGTTTAGCCATTCCCAATTTCACATATCCAATCACATTCTACTTAATCATGCTTTTAATCAAGCTGTAGGTATATTAGCGACTCATGATACTCACGTTGTTCACTCTTCTATAGTTTGTTCAGGATTAAACTTCATTGATAAGTTTGTTATGTCTGTTTTATTATTAAGAAAATCTACATAATCCTTTTGCATATTTGGATTAGCTTTGAAAAATCACTCTAGTAATTTCTGATCGTCTAAATTAGATGAATCTATTCCTTGCTTTTCTGCATTAGTCCTTACCAAATCAGCTATCTGTGAGGATTTATATAATAATTCGTTTTGTTGTTTAATCTCTACTGGAGTCTTTGGATCATTATTTTGTTGAATAATCTGTTTTCTTAGATTATCCCTTTCTAATGATTGTTGCTCCTTTTTCTTTTTCTTAAGAAAAGCATTATATCAATTATTCATCTCTTGCCTTTTAGTATATTCATCTAATCACATTGTGCTTACTTTATTTACTATAGCAAATTCTTCATTGATATTTAATCAAGGAAATATTTGTGATTCGTTTGTTGAGGATCTGTTTGCCATAGGATTTATTGCTCATACTCATCCTGCTTGGAATCCTACTGTTGGATTAAATTGCTCCATTGATTTTTATATATTATTTAAAATTATTTATATGTACTAGCATAAGCATCTCGATTGCTTATTGAATTACTTCAAGCTCATGTTGGTGATGTGTTTATGAATCAATAATTTATCGTAGTTCATGTATTATTATTATTAGTATTATTAGTGTCAGCATTTGTTAATCTTGGGTCTACTCATCATACAGATGACTTTAAAGTCTCCCTTATAATATCTAACTGAACCTTAAATTCTTCTGCTGACATATCTAAGCTAATAGCGTTTGCTGCATTTCCAATTGCTTCTCTTTCTGGATCACTAAGCGCTCAAAATGTAGCTCAACTAGCTTTTAAAGCGACTAATTTGTCCATTGTTAAATTGGCTTTTATATAGTTATATTGTCTGTTGAAATCTGCCAACGCTGGATTTACTATTCTAGTAGCTCAGTAGTCTGACAAAATTGCATTACCTCTTCATGGATAATTTGTATCTAATTTATCAATAGCGTCTAATGCCACTCAAACACTTTTTCATAATGTTGATTTTTTCCACTCTTGAGCTTGTTTTATTAAGTCTTTTCAACTTATTCATAATTCTTTTGAAAACCTAGTTGTCGCCATTCAATTCTGATCAGCAAGAATCGCTGAATATGTATTTGCATAAGCAGGATCAAAAGTTGTAGATGATTTACCAGCTTGTGAACTTCTTTTTCACTCTATATATGATTTTACTTTATTTCAAGACAATACATTTCAGTCTTTGTCAACTAATCTTGTATCCAAGTGGCTTCAATATCAATTATTTAATGCTTCTTGATTTATCACCTTTCAATCTTTTCTTAGCCAATTTCAATTGCTATCTTTTACACTTCATGTATTTCATCATATCGCTATTACATCAAATTGACTTACATTCTTACCAATTAATCATTCAAATTTTTCATATGTTGACGGATCAAGATGATTAAATTCTAATATATATCAATCGTCTGTGTACATTTGCATTGATACGTTTCCATCTCTGTCTGTATTTAATGATTTTATTATTCAATTTGTAGGAGCTTGTATATAATCTCATACATTTAGATCTACATCCCAATCTTCTGCTCATATATTAGTTGTTTTTCAAGACCATACTCAAAATGAACCATCTGTAATTGTTGGTAACTCCCAACTATTAGTATTAGAGTTAAACTGCATATCTACTCAGTTTATATTCTGTATTTCATTTGCTCCAAATTGTTTATTTGCCCATGCTTTATACTCAGGTTTATTCATTATTGGGGTTCTTATATTGTCTGTTATAGCTTTTCATAATTCTGTTCATCAATTAACCATCTTTGTTATATCTGAGATCATTTGTTCTCTACTTCTTAGCATTGGTATTCAAGCAAATTCCTTTAATACTCAATCTACTGCATTACTTATTGCTTTCTGTCTTGTGGCTGGATCGCTTGAATTAATATTTCAGTTTATATAATCTTGTTGTCTAATAAAACTATTCCATGCTTGATCTTCCTTTTGTTGTGGTGTTTGGTAACTAGCTAAATCCATTACAAATCAAGCCTGAGTTATTTTATCCATCATATCTTGACGATCCATATTATATTGTTGTTGTGATATTCCCAAACTATCTGTCACGTTTGCTAGTGCATCGTTAAGATTATCTGAACTTAATCAGTAGGCTATTTGTGCATCGTCTAGCTCTTGTTGTAAATATGTATTTTCTTTTGCGGCCATAGCCCTTATAAATCATTCTGTGGCTCATGTTCACTCATACCTTTTCCTTACTTCATCTAGTTTATTCCTCATTAATGATTGAATCTCTAATACTTTCGCCTTATTCTCGTTATTCATAGTTTGTAATCAGTTAACGTCGTATTCTTGCATTAACTTATTCCTTTCTTCTTCTATATTAAACTTATTACTGTTCTGACTATTATTTATAAAGTCTTGTAGTATCTTTGTAATATCAAAATCTTGATCTCCTGTCTGATTTACTAAATTTGTTGGTACTGCTGGCGTCAATGTAGCATTAACGTCGTTAGTTATTGCTTCATCCTTTCTAGCTTGTAACCAGTTATTATATAATTGTGGATTATATTCCATTACTTCTTTTAATGTATATTTCCCTTTGCTAGCCTTTAGTTGATCTGTAGATGTCATTGCTTGTAGTTCTTGCATTCTTGCCACTTTGTTTTGATCAACTCCCATTATATCGTTATATTGTTGCTCTGATATATTACCAGCTTGTAGGTTTTCATAAGCATTTGAGCTGTTTATTCTATTCATATCTACCTTATTCTCAGTTGGTGATTCGGGTATATTGTTAAATGTAGCATTGGTTCCTGTTCAAGTTCATCATACAGATGTTGTTGATCATCATATATTATTTGAGGGTTGAATTGGTTCTCATGATAATGTTGTTTTATTTCATAAAGCGTCAGTCAATACCGCCTCTTGTCATGCTTCTTTTCTATAAGACTCGCCTATACTTCAAACTGGCGGTGTTCCTGTAGGATATCATGTTGCATAATCTCTTTGTCATACATCAACTGTTTGTCATTCAGTACTAACTGTTTGATACTGTCAAGTTGGTTGGCTTTTAGGAACGTTAGACTTGATAACTGTTCATTTAGGAGCTTGTATTTTCACTTGTCAATTTGTAATTGGTTTATTTTGTGATGTTGAAACTGCCTGCACAGGTGTCCCTATTTGTGGTGCTGGTGATATCTGTGGTGCTGGTGTTATTTGTGGAGCACTCGTAATCTGTGGAGCACTCTTAATTTGTGGTGCATAATTTATCTGTGGTGCTGGTTTAGCATTAGAAAATGATGTTCATCAACTTGTAGTATATGATGATGTCTTTTTTGCTGGTGCAACTTTTGTTGTTGCTTTTCTTGTTGTTGCCATTATGGAGTTGTTGAATATAATAAATAGTATGTTTTTCAATTAACTTCTAGTGTCACTGTTCCGGCTGGTGTTGTTCAATTACCCAGCACTCACCCCCTTAGTCTTGTGGGAGCACTTGTAATTCCTGCACTTTGATTGGCTGATGTCCCTGTGTTATCTGCTCAAATATTAATTTGTATTGGTTGGCTATCAATACTTGGGATACTTATATCTTTTATTTCATTTTTAGACATGTTTTATTTCTTAGATAAATAAATTATCATTCTGATTCTTGATTTAGCCTTAAAACACATTCATATATAATTGGTGTTGAGGTTCAAGGTCATTCTAATTCCAACTTAATCTCTAATTGAAAAAATTCTTGTTGTAATTGAAAGTTATTCTCTGACACTGCTCAATTTGTACTATCTATTGTATAACTTAACGTAAAACTTCAACTTAAATTCTTTTTTGTATATACTTTTATTGTTTGTCATGCTATCAATGGTTCATGGGAAATATATATTTCGCAATCATCCTTTCTTCTAAACATATTTGATCAATAAAAGACTCTACTTGTTAAATATCATGTTAATGAATAGACCGTTGTGCTTAATTTATCTATTCAATAGCTTGTTCAGTTCTTCCATCATACATACAAATCTCCGTTACTATTCCATATACATCATATTTCATCTGTATTATTACCGTTTGATGTCTTATATTCTAAGTTTAAACATTCAGGATAGTCTTTATTGAAGTTTCACCATGAATATACCCCTCATAATGCTCAAAATAATAAATAATTTTTGTAATTTATCATTGATTTTATACCACTAGAAAAATTAGTTATTCTCTTGAGTAACTGTCTTTGATATGGATAAAAGTATAATATAGTTTCGTTTGTTCACATTATTGTATAATCTATATTATCCCTCATAGTTACATTCCTGAATTTACCTGGCAACTCTTGTCTTTGGTCTGGTGCTGGTTGTACTCAATCCCAAAAGTAAGCTATTCATGTATCTGAACTAGTTCATTGAATACAATATATCCTTACATAAGCATTATTATAAGTAATATCATATATTTTATCCATCTCAGCTAATTCCAATGTATCTCATACATAAGCACCAGCTGGATCTATTGTAGCCACGAACTGTCAATCACCTATATATAATGTTCAGTTACTTGTAATCATTGGATGAGCTATATCATTTACTATTGTAGTTCATAATGATGTTATTAATCGTGATTTTGTTGTGTCTGTATATGGAGCTACTCAATTAATATAATTTATATCTGTTTTTGTTACTGGATATGATGTCGTTTTATATGAAGCGTCGTAACTTGATCATTCTTTGTCAGCTAATATGTAGTAATATTTACCAGCCGTAATACTTGTGCTAAATGTTGCAACTCAAGTTGTTACATTAACTGTTTGTAATCGGATAGCTCATTGTCACAACTTGATATTATTCCATGATTTATCAACGTCTCCTGCTGGTCTATATTCATTTGTAGAAGTAAATAAGTCTAATGTCCTATATATACGTTTTGTTGTTGATAATGTTACTATTTGTCCTAAATAATCACATGATATATTTGTCACTCATTCTGCTATTGTTACATCACTCCATGTTGCTCAATTATCTAGTGAATAATGTAATTCTTGTGGTGCTTGTCTCTCAGTTACAAATAGAAATAATCAATCGTCTGTCATTGTACATTTATTATATCATGGAACTAAACTTGTTGTTAGTTTTGTTGACCAATTAGATCATCAATCAACTGTATAATAAACATTATAAGGCGTACTACTGACAGAATCAAATCATCATGTTAATAATATTCTATTTCAGTCGTTGCTTATTTCTCAATCCCAAAATATTTCATAAACATCCTTTTGTGTCTTTATGTCAGTCCATGAACTTCAATTTGTACTAGTAAATACTTTTGTTTTATTTCATACAAAATATTTAGCTCCGCTTGGTGTTATTTTAACAAATGTCCAATCCTTATCAGCATCTCAATCTGGACGTGTTTCTGTCCAGTTAGCTCCACTATCTGTACTATACCACAATCTTTTAGCGTCTTCTGCTACTATCATCTTTGTTCAGTCATCGCTTATAGCTCACGTCAACCAATTCCCATTATTATCTCCTAATGGTTGTCTCTCTGTCCAGTTAGCTCATCAATCAGCACTTGTATATAATCTTCATCAATAAGCTCAAGCTAACATTATTTGTCAGTTTATACTTACATCTGTTATCCTCCAATCTCTATTATTATCTCAAGAAGGTCTTGCTTCTGTCCAAACAGGACTTCATGTCAACACATCTACTTGTGAACTTGTATATAATCTTAAACTATTTCATGCTATCGCAGGAACCACTGGAGCTTCTATTAAGTAAGCTTTTGTTGGTGCTGTTGTTCAACTACTAATTCAAACTGCTCACAAATTATAATTCTTTTTAACGTATATCTTTTCACCTGTTTTATATTTAACACTTGTATCTAATGTGTAACTAGTCTGTAATCAGTTACTATAAGTTATTCAGTTCAATGTCTTCCAGTTTAGATCCGTAGGTGTTAATGTTCCTCAACTAATAGCCGTTGACACACTACTTATATCTGTTCTATGTAATTTGTCTAATGTTGCCCAGTATATATACTGATTATATTCTATACATCCTAATATTGAATATCAAGTACTATGAGTATATACTTTTTGTCGTGCTCATCAAAGCGATTTAACATAAATATTTCAAGCATTACCAAATGCCATTATATCTCATGTACTTGATATAGTCAACGAACAATTAATCTTATCTACTACCACACTTCAACTATCTTTTACCATAGCATATTGTAGTTGCACTTGTTTTGGAAACTTCCTAATCTCTAAATTTGAAATATCTTGAAAACTATTAGCTATTCATACGAACTTATCATCAGCTATTCATCATGTTGCTCAATTGTTTAGTATTGGTGCGATAGTTTGTGCCATATAGTTTATAATTTATAAATATATCAACTTGGATTATACCCTTCTATTGGTTGACTTACTCTATTTCCTAACTCTGACAACATCTTTTGTAATTGGTTGTTATATTCTATTTCTGCATTAGCCTTGTCTTGTGCTAGTCTCTTCATTCAAAATATATCCGCTATTACTCACATTGCTATTATATAATGATATTGTCTTAATTCTGTATGTCTTGGAAATATCTCTGTTTCAATACTTGTAACTGTTAGATCTATTAGATTTATTATTGATTGCATTCTTAATCCATTACTTACTGAGTTCAATGGTGTTGGATATATAAATACACTTGAATCTTTAACTTGATAATATCAATCCTCTTTAGCTTGCAATGATGATATTTCATCAGTTGTAAGATCATCATAAGCTCTAGGCTTCAATAATGTATAATATGCGTCAGTTGTTGCCCATTTAATCTCTAATCTTATAACGTCAGTTATTCATGGTTGAGTTGCGCTAGATGTTTCAAATGAATACTCGTTTTGATTTGCTACTAGATTTGTTGTATATACATCATAGAAATAATCTACCGCTACAAATTTCTTTATAGAGTTTTCGATTTCATGATACCTCCTATTTACATATTTTAGTAACTTAGCATCTGTATAATCTGCTGATGATACGTTTGCTTGTTCGCGAGCATATTCTGTGATGTCTGTGTAGATCATTTGTATAATTTATAGTAATTAAATCATAACGTGTGTTCGGTTTTTTCAAGCTCTTATTCTATCAATCATGTCTCTACTTACTCAATATATATTTCATAGAGTCTGTGAATTCAAATTATAGGATAGTTTTATTTGCCTTACTTTTTCTTCATTAAGTTTAGCCATTGGATGACTAGATCATTTTAAGAAGTTATCTCTTCATTTTCTCCTCATATCCTTCATGTTATCAGCTTGTGTTCATAATGACAAGTTATTTAGATTGTTATTAGATGGATTGTCGTCTAAATGTAATACTAATGTTCGCCTATCTTCCATATTTAATCATAGGAATGCACATCACATCAAACGATTTACCATATAATTCTTTTTTTCGTAATTATGACATAATGATACTCTTGGATATAATGCTCTTAATGTTGTTTTCATAGATAACCGTATTTTTTTATATCTATGAAGTCTTTGTATTTCTCAGCACTTATTTATTCTATAATTTCAATTCCCAAATGGGATTATTTTTCGTTCTTCCATCTTTTTATAGTTAGAGTATAAAAGAATAGGGTAGCAGGAGGTCTCTAACACCTCCCACTAATTAAACCGCTAAGTCCCTTTATAACATATTATATATATTTTTTAAGAATAGAGAAGTGTTGCTATACCTTTTGCCTCTTCTGTAAAGACCTTCCCGCCGTAGACTAATTCACTAATGAAATGTACTCTAAATCATTCTACTGCTTGTCTGATATCTGTTTTACCCATTTGTTCTACAAAGTGAACACATCCTCTTCATAATGCCAACATTTTAGTTGAAGGTATTAAGTTAGATTCAAAGATTTGGAATCATGACATTCTTCAAACAAATCCATTCATTCTAATGTCTAATCATTCTCTGAATCAATCAAACAAAGCTGATTGTCTTACTAATGATGCAACTGAAGGAGTTACAAACAAAGCTGTATCTCAAAACCAGTTTTTATCAGATAAAGCAACTCTCATTTCTTCAATGTATTGATGGATGTTTGATTTAGTCAATCATACCGCTCAACCTGAATATAATGTAGTTCAAGCTCATGCTACTGCTGTGTAGATAACAAATTGTTCATAAACTTTAGCCATTGCAAAAGCTATTCTGTCAGCCAATTTAGACATCAAATCAATGTTAGCTTGGATTCTAGATAAGTCTGCAATAGGAATGTTTAATTGAGCCAATTTGTCAGCTTGCAATGTTTCACTTGAAACTGTGAAGCTTGATTCTGTGATGTCTGCTCATGCAGTAGTTCAAGATGAATATGTAACATTAGGAAATGTTTCTACTCTAACTGTATCACCTTGTTGTTGAATAGCTCATTCGTATGTTCTATTAGCCCAAGGAGTTACTACTAATTTTTCATCTAAAAGTCTAATTGTTTCTTTTTGTAATAGGTCTACTAATACAATGGTATTTCAACCATATTTTGTAACTGAAGTCATTTTAATAAAATTATAATTTAAAAGTTAAGATGTTCTTATTGCAACCTTACCTTGTTTAGCTAGTCATAGCGTCTCGTTATATCTAGCTTGGTCCATCTTACTAAGGTCTTCGTAAGTAAATGTTTTCTTTGTGTAGACTGGTTTGTTACCAACTACTTTTAGATCTGATCTCCTTTCTACTTGCTCCCTTGGATTCTTATGTGAATATATCGCATATACTTCCTCTAAATCAAGTTCTGGATGTTTAGTTCTGATTTCATTATATATTGCCTCGTCAATCTCTCAATATTTAGCTTGAACCTTAGCAACATCTCTCTCCATCTTCGCTATTTCTGCCTCCTTCTTTGCTTGGTTTTTCTCAGCTAGAATCTTTTCAAATTTATCTAATTTCTTAGGTTGAGGTTTAACCTTTTCCTCTACTACCTCTTCAGTCTGTTCAACTTCTTCAGTAGTATCTTCTGAGTTTGTGTCCTCAGTAACTTCTTCTGTAGTTTCTGCCTCTACATTGGCTGTTTCATCTGTCATTTTATTTAATAATGATTTAAAAGTAATTCTGCCTACTTTTAGGGCTAGTATTTTAAGCTTGTGGCTTTCAAATTGTTATTGGATTATGTGATCTTATGAGCATATCTGGTAATTCTTTAATCTGTTTGTATACATTCCTTTCAACTCTTAATAAATCAAATTTATCAAATTTCCTTTCATTCATCTCACCATCTACAGTTTCAGGCAACAAATCTCAGGTTATAAAGTCAGTATATTCTTTTATTTTCTTATCAATCTCTTCTACCATCAATTTCCATCATTGGCTTGACTTAAATAACTCTATGTTCTTCGCTATATCTAGAGCTTCCATCCTTATTTATGTGATTTATTAAATTTTGGTCATTTTGTTCTTTTAACTGTTGTTTTATAGCTAGTTCATCAAGATGTTGTAAACTTTGATGTTTTTTTCGCTGTTTTCATTACTGCTGGTTTTGATCTTTTCATCATTTTATAATTATTAATATATAAATCTTTATTGTGCTACATTCTGTAAACTCGCCGCTTTTCATTGAGTGCTATTCTGTTGTTGCATCATTTGGTTTACTAGTTGTCATTGCATTTGCATATTTCCTCCTTGTTGTTGTGGATTAATTTGTGATTGACCACTTGCTGTCAACGCTTTTTTTCTTGCTTCTATTGCTCTAAACTTCTGTTCATTATCTATAGCCCTATCATATTTAACTAAATAAGTTCGATGATCTTCATTCATATCTGTTATAGGTATAATATCTTCTCAATTATTAATTAAATCTACATCCATATCCGCTTGCAACTCTTCTTTTGTCTTTGGTAACATTGCCATAATTATATCTTCAGGAACTCATGTTAATTTTAGGATCCTTCTTCTTGTAAATGTCTTACTAAAGTTTGATGATAATGGGTTGTTTATTAAATCATTCAACATTGCCATTAATCATACCTTTTCTTTTTCTTCTCTGTCGTTTACTTGGCTTTGTGTTAATATTTCCACGTCTATATCTGAATCAGTAATGAATTGATTTCTTTTTAAGCTAAAGTAATTACTTCATATGGCACTTCATAGCCTAAACGCTTTCTCACCACCTTTAAAATTCAATTGATAAAATGAATACCATATCTTTGCAAACTCTTTTTCTGCCCATCCATCTATTTTACTTCATAACATCATTCTAAGATTAGCATTCTTTTGAATAGTTTGGTTTTCTGTAGCTGTTATATTACTTCATCATTGGATTCATAATGTTCTTTGATCCATTCACAAATCTAGACTAGCTTGTTGTTGTAATATTTGTGGCATATTATATGCGTCAGGTTTAACACTATTTCTTGGCACTTCCATTATTGGGTTAGGGTTCTGTCTTAGATTAGCCTTAATATATTTAGGTCCTTGTGTTGGTATTTGTAATGCACTTATATCTTTGATAGCATCTTCATCATAAAAGAACATATCTCACCACGCTTCATGTTCTGCTTTTATCCTGTTTAGGTTTGTAAACAATTGAATCATCATTTGTTTATCTTCCATTATGTCAGGAATACAAACTCCATACGGATCTCCTTGTAATGGTGACCAGTGTCTTATTATTACTGGAAATTTAACTAATGATGGATTCCTTTTTTGTGCTTTGTTTGCTGGTTGGATTTCTTCAAACTTAATTATTATTGATTTTGAATAATCTGTACAAATAAAATATTTCTTATTATTTATTATAGTATAGTGATAATATATAGTTGTTTTTCTTATCTTTTCGTAATCTTCCACGCTTAGTTGTCTCACGTCTCATACTGATTCCCTAGCCGTTTTAGTCAAATCTTCTAATGTTTTTCAGATTAATAAGTCTTTGTTCTTAAATCCGTTCTCCTCTGTCAACATATCAAGATCAATTTCTAATTCAAATCAATGAAATCTCTCATCTCCTCATAAATATGAATATGGATCAGGGATCCGAGTCATTGGATTCATTACTCTTGACACTGGGCATTGAATATCATCGTCCCAATCTTCAAATATCTCTATTCAACATCAATAAAACAATCTGTCCCATTGTACTGTATATTTCTTTTTCTCCAAATCCATCTCTTCATAATCAAATCACCGTACATTATTTATATTATTTGCTAGATCTTCATCTCATAATGTCCTTCAGTAGAATTTAACTGTTGGGGTATCACTATAATATAATGACATTAATGTTTGCATTACTGAAAATAGTAGTCTAATATAAACTTTGTTTTCAGTATCACTTATATTTGCATAGAGTTTATGTCTTTTTTCAAATAACTCTCTTTTATCTCTTGAAAATTCTATTCACGAATCGTATTCCTCTCTAATCTGTTGTAATATCTCTGCGATTGGTTTGGGAAACTTAACATTGCTTTCATCGTCAAACCATTTACCGTCTATTTGATATCATTGTTGTATCATTTATTTTTTATCTATTATAAAAAAGTCTACTTATAGCCTAAGTAGATTATTTTATTTTATTATCAATATATATTTATTGCTTATTATGGTATTATTATAAATTTATTATACAATATGGGTTATACATATTTAGAAAAATCTATACTTATCACCGTATCTCTTTGGTTCTTTTTAATTAGATCCCTATAATTAACAGCTAAATAACGTAGTGAATCAGCATAATGTGACGTCCAATCATGTCTTGGATTATCTTTAAACATTCATTTCTTGTCATCTCGCTCCTGTGTATATTGGCTTATTGCGTCCAATAATCATTTAGTGGTCTCTTTTTCAAACCACAATTTCTCAAATATATATTTGACAGCTTCTATTCCATCCTTTACTAATACATTTGGCGTTATTCTACATTTACTTGATCAAAAAAACTTTTCTGCTAATTCTAATCTAGTTATTCATGTTCATAATTCTTTTACTGATATATCGTGTGGGAAATAATGATATTCATAAGAATAATTCTTATCTTGTAGGTATTTAAAATAGTGTTCTAATCATTGTCAGTTATTCTGATATGAGTCTATTATTCTAACTTGGTTTCTGTGTACTTGTACAAATATTATACTTGTATAATCAGAAATTCATAAATCCCAGTAAGTATTAACTGGCAAAGCTTTGTCATATATTCATTCTGTCACTCTTCAATCTTCTCTACATTTAGAGATATATTCTCAATAATAGGCTCATTTTATAGAGGCCGTAAAACTACAATTCATTTCTTGTTCAAATTCATCCGTAGACATATCTTTTTTCATAGCTAGTATTTCTTCATCTTTGATTATTCATGTGTCTTTATATGTTAATAATGAACGGTGCCAGCCGTCATTTGTGGCTCATTCATATAAATCAAAGAAACTATTTTGTCACTTAGGTGTTCAAATCCAAATACATCGTCAATTTGTTATTGCTAATCTAGGTCTTATAATCTCAGTAAATATGTTACCTGGCTGTTGACTATACTCATCCATTACAACACCACAATAGTCAAGACCCCTTAAGCTGTCTGGATTATCTGCCCCTAATAAATATATTAATGATCAGTTTGGTAATGTTATTTTTAATTCACTTTCATTAAAATTTGTTCATGGTATTACTACCGACATCTCTTTTATTATCTTCCATGCATTTCTTTTACTTTGTGTGTATGTCGGTGATATAAAGTGATATGTTCATTTTTTTATACAAGCTTGTTTTAATAACTCTGCTAGTCAAGATGTTGTCTTACCACTTCATCTATGCCAAACCAATACCTTAAATCTTGCTTCTACATTATGAAGGTTCTCTATTTGGTATTGTCTTGGTGAATATGGTACTATTATTGTCATTTATTTAATCTTTGTAAAATTTCATTATGATATTCTCTATTTGATACTCATACATAAGGTTCAAATAAGCTTCATATGTCTATAAATGTATGCTTTAATCCATATTCTGGATACATATCATCTACAATTACATTTGCAGTCTGCCCAGCACATACCAATACCACTGTATAGTCTTTATCTGTTAGATATTCCCTAATCTTATTTTCTATTTTGTCTTTATCTAACCAACAAGCATGCGCATCTATTTGAATAAAGTAATCATACTTAAAATACTTATCCATATTCCTTAAATGATCTGGTCAGATCAACAATACTTTATTATCTTTTAAAACATTAAACATTCTTTCTAATTCTCAATTAATACTTGCTAAATGTAATATATCTGAATGGTACCATCCACTTACATCAACTAATTGATCTATTTTATCTTTGAACATTCTATAACCCATATTCTGTAGTCAATGTAAATAAGTTAATGGTTTCTCCAATATTTTCCTTAATGCTACTCACATTTCAGGATAATATAAAGATTTATTAGCACTGTAATGGTTTATATTACATCCAAATAATGATAATCGTTCACCATCTCACCATCTAATCATAGAAAATGGTACTTTGCTTATAAGCTTTTCCAGGAATTTATTATAGTCCATATTTTGGGTTAAATGAATAAATAATATCTCACTCTGGCTCTTCTATTACATCATATACCGGTTTGACCTCCCATCATTCTTCATTTGCTAACTTCAAATACTTTTCTCTATCTTCATTCTTGCTTAAGTCTTTAACTGTTGCTGACTTAATATGATGGCAAATAGCATCTTTTACTACTTTGGCAGAGTAATTATTATATTTAAGCTTCATCCATAACCAATTATCATTCCCAAATATCTTGAACCTTTCATCTATTGGGAATAAGAACTCTTTTCCTATCTTATTAATCATATAACAGAATCAAGTGATATGATGATACATATATAATACATTAATATAGTCCTCATCTTGCGTATATCTTGGCATAGTCATTATTAATTCTTTGTCGTTTTTATCAAATCAGTCTATTAACTTTTTATAGAATCATTTCGGGGTTATTATATCGTTATTAATTACACATATATAATCACCTTTTGATTCTTTTACTCATAAATTCCATACTTTCGTTACTCATATATTTTCAGATAGTGGAATATATTTTATATCTTTTCACATTAATTCTTTTATATATTTATCTGAATCATCTAAACATCAATCATTAATTACTATTAATTCATAATCAATGTTGCAAGTATTCCTTACATTCTTTATTGTGTCTATTATTAGTTTAGGATTCTTATAGTGTGGGCATACTATACTAAGCATGAGGATACTCAAAAGTTAAAATATTATTATTCCATAAATCTCAATCTATTACACTAACATCTATTTTATGTTTCCATAATAAGTAATTAAAACTTAATTGATCATGTTGGGTCCATGCTAGACATTCCCCCCACCACTCATTAAACATATTTTCTAGCTTACTGGATTTCCTATATACCATTACTCAAGCTGTAAATAACTTATTATCATTATATCATAAGTTCCTGTATGAATTGACTTGTTGTTCAAATAACTCTCACTTATAATATAACTCTAAGTCTACACATGCTTTTGCTTCTTCATCAATATTATTACGCTCAGGATGTTTAAATAATAATATATCGCCTTTTAATTGGTCTACTAACTCTTTTACTGAGTTTTCATGTTTAAACCTTGTCGTTCCATCAATATAAATATAAATATCTGAATTAATGTGCATAAATGGATGAAACTTCATATATTTTCATTGCATTCTTGAATTTAAGTGTTGATATGTTCAGCTACGCTCTACATTCCGCTGATTGTTAGTTCACTCTTCTTTGTCAGGAAATTCATCATAAAAACATACAAAAGCAATATCTATTGACTGCTTAGGCTGTAGTTTAAGTGTATCATACTTTCAATATATTGTGTTGTATACTGTTATTTTCATGCTTAGAGATTATGTAAATGAGGATGGAGGAAATTAATATATTTGTTTTCCCATTGGAAGTCTGATAATCGTTGTCTTTTGATTCAATTTCTTCTGACTAGATAATCAAAGCTTAATTGGTCTTGATAAGACCAGGCTAGACATTCAGTTCGCCAATCATGTAGAAATTCAATTACCTTTTTGTTTTCTAAACTATAAATTAATAATCATGTTGCACTTAATCCTCGTTCTTTTGGGTGTCATCTGTCTAAATAATACTGACATTGCTCAATCATTGGCTGTCAAATGTATTTTGGGATAGTATTTCAGTTGTTATAGCAATATTCTGCCTCTTTATATATACAATTCCTTTCTGGATGTTTAAAGCAAAGTATATCTTTATTTAATTGTTTAGTAAAATATGATACTGATTCTTGATCTATTAACTCACCACTTCCATCCATATACATTATTGTTCAGTTTCATTCAAATAATTCATCAGGATTTGTACGAAAATACTTAGCTTTCATCCTGGGTGACAAGTGTTTAAATATATCCATTGTTACTATTTCCCGTTTAGCTCATACCTCAATCTTTACTGGTCAATCTGTAAAACAGATAAATCTTGTTGGTATATCTTGTTTTGGTTGCTTCTTTAATACATCATGGTTTCAACATATAGCCGTATAAACTATCACCTCTCATTTATTAGATTTGATCTTAGTAAATTTATTTGGTTTTGCTAATACTGGTTTTGGACATCTCTCTAATATTGTTAATCAGTTATTATTTGTGTATACTTTCTTCTTAGTCCATTCATCATTAGCTTCTAAGAATTCATCTATTGCTTTGTTTAACCCTAAATATCATCATTCCCTTTTAATATAATCATTTTCTCACACTTCTCAGAATGTTGTTGTATCATGCATTACTATATACTTTTTAACTCTAGGCGAGTGTTTAGTTAATTCTTGGATTAGTTGATCATAACAATGCCAAGTATCAATAAACAAAAAGTCTGTGTATTCTATATCTAGATTTAATACATTCTCACATCTAAAATTCCACTTTTTTCATTCATCTTTTGCCATTGTGCTTATCTTTTCTATGTTAGGATTTCAGTTTATATCAAAACTTACTAATCTTCATCATTTCTTAAGTCAATGCAATAATGCTATTGTACTGAGTCATTCCCTAACTCACATTTCAGTAATATGATCTAATCATTTTACCAAATTACAAAGAGTTTCAAGATGCTCATTAATATCTGATGACTCACTTTTATATTTTTCATAAAGCTCTTTTATTAACATTCTTTTTATTAATAACTAAATCCATCAATTCTCTTTTTTGATTATCTCCCATTGGATTTTATCTTCTGCTATTATCTCTAAACATTTCTTTTTATGTTCTTCTGAAAATAAGGTCTTACTTTCAAAATGATAAATAAATCATCACCATCCTATATTCCTATTAGCTTTTTCATAAATCCAATTATCTCAAAACCACAACTGTAATCTTGGATCAATTGGGAATAATCTTTCCCTATCTTTTTTCTTAAACATATAACAAAATCATACTATATTTTTTCAATTTGTAGAATATATCCTTTCTTCATCTGCTCTTCTGAAATATGGTCAACTTACTATACTAGTTTCTAATGCCAACATCATCTTAGTTATTGTATCATTATACAAGATAATGTCGTCATTGATTACCATTATATATTCTCATTTAGCTTTCATTACTCACTCATTCCACGCTTCATTCACTAACTTATCATGTATAACTGTTATCTCATATGATTGTAAATTCAATGTCTCCAAATTCTTCAGTATATCATCAAGATATGTCCCCTGCTTCAGAGTCGGGATAATTATTGATAGTTTCATTTTCTTTATTTTTGTTAATTATAAAACTATTAGAAATTAAACAATCTTCATTCTTTATAAACCTTTTCTCAGATTTACCCATGAAATGATAGGCATGTGCTCTTAAATCAGCATAAAACTTGTATCATAGCTTCTGCGCTTGTTCTCAGAATCGTAGATCTTCTCAAACCATTCTTTGTACTTTATATATATGATTATCTTGTGATTTATATGTTTCCCTCCATCACCTCAATTCATCTTGTTCATCATATTCCTCTGGACGTCATTCTTTTTCATTATACACATATCGGTCAACTCTGAATTGATATGGGTGTCATTGCGTTTTAATTCGCATTGATTCCACTAGTTTTTGCGATAATAAACAACATCATGTTCAAATATTATCTACTTCTATTAATGGTCATCATAATCATTCAAAACTATCTATTGGCTTTCATCATTTAACTAAACAATATCTTAATGGTCATTTCCTTAATGGTACAACAGCACTAATAGCGTCTACTTTATGCTCAAGTAAATATTTTAATACATCAACCGCAGGAGGATTATCGTCATCAACAAACCATAAATAATCAGCATTGCTTCTTAGAAAATTATGGACTATTTGGTTTCTTGACAATTGAACTGGTAGTCAATCAATTATATGTGTACGATCTAATAGTAGTTCAACATTATCAGGTAATTCTTGATGAAATATATTAATCAAAGTTTCTGCATATGGTTTTCAATCATAGCTTGGTATTCATACATAAACTTTAATCTTTTTTTCCATAATATTATATATTAATTAAATTATTTGTCAAACAACCAATCTATTCTTTCCGCCGTAAAGTATAAAATAGTAAATTTTTATAATACCAATTAACAATTGTTATTTAAAACAAAAAAAACCATTATTTGTCATTTGTGATGTTTTTTTCATTTTTCAATTCCTTTTTCATCTTTTTCCATTCTTTACCAAACTCTTCAAAGAATACATCATTATACTGCTTATACATCTTAGTATAATCGTTGTTAATCTTTGTTATTAATCTCTTTACACTAAAAAATCACACGAACTTTCGTGTTTCTCCATTTATATCTTCGTCTGTCTTTGTTGAACTATTTACTCATTTGAAATTCTTGTACTCTTCTAGTTTAGGTACTAATATATTAGGTAGTTTAACCTCTAAATACATTTCTTCCATCTTTAGAATTTGTTAATCTTTGCTAAAATCCAATCATAATTATTCCAATAGATTGGTGGTACTTGTTTTTGTACTGGATTCTTTGCCTTATATTCATCTCTTAATTCATTTATAGGCTTCTTTATTTCTTGTGGTACTGTTTCTATTAGGTAGTGTTGTCTTATGCTCTTTAAATCTTCTACTACATCACAAGTATACACTGTTGCTAGATTACTATACTTTTCTATTAGATCAGAAATTAATTTAATCATATATTTTTGTTAAGTATTTAAAGCTTATTTACATACTTCGCTTTATTTCTATAGGGTTTCAAGACTTTCAAGCTAACTCTACTTTGCTTATAGCTTTTCATTCTCTCCTATCAATAATATCTTGGCTAGCTCTTAACTGAACCTCTTCCTTTTCTGCTGATTGTGATAAATGATATATTTTCTGCTTAGCTTTTTCTAACCGATCGTCAATTTCGGCTTTAATCAAAGGCTTTCACAGGTTTTCTGTTCCTATAGCACTTGCTGTTGTTCTATTCTTACAATTATATACTCTTTCTGCACTTTCTGTTGCGTTACCTGTCTTTATATATTCCTCTACAAATCTTCTTTGTTTTAATCTTAACTTTGGCTTAGATTTGTTTTTTGCCTTTGGTTTAGATTTAGTATTAGATTTTATTATTGGCATAGTTATATATAATATATATAAATTTAGTTGTTTAATATACTTTTTTTATTATTTTGCAATAGGTTTTTTAATTCATCTTCTTTTTGCTGTAGTTTTTCTTTATTATTAGATTTCTTGTATCTGCTTATATCTAATAATAATCTATCATGTAGATTTCTACAATGTACACACATTGTGGGGTTTCATTGCTTCTTTGCTATTTCTTTATTACAGATTTTACATTTCATTTTTTGTTTTTATAATATATAAATTAATGGTTTATATTTATCATTATATTGTTCATAAGCCTTTCGTGACTTTTTTGATTCTTTATATAGTTTACGTTCTTCCTTGTATGATTCTTTAATTCATTTTCTTATTCTTTTTATATACTTATCTATGTTTTTTGTATTAAATGATTTTATGTTGTTTCACATTTTATTTATTTTAGTTAGTAAGTAAATCTTTATTTTCATATATATTTCAAATAATTTTAGATTTATCTATAGATGTCGCTAATGATGATGAATGATGTTCATTTCATATTACCGTTCAAGCAAATCAAGATCAGTCAAACGATTCAAAACAACATCAACAAGAAGCTAATTCATCTTTCCATTCTATTATACATCTATAAGGTTTCCATGAATCATAACATTCCAATATATCTCATTCGTATATTTCTTTTCAGTCCTTATCTTTTAGTCAAGTATATTGCATTAATATTATATCTTTTAATTGTTTTATTTCGTAAGATTCTATTCAAGAATCTACTTTATAACATAATCAATCAAATCAAATAAATATTTCATTATCTTGTGTATCTAGATATTGCATTTTATATCAATCAAAAACTCTAAATTTTATTTCTCTCATTTTTATTGTTTTCAATATAAAGCCCTCTCTTCTTGAATAGTTCTATTACATCTTTTATCAATAACCAATCGCATGAAGTACAAACTTTATTTTGTAGTTCATCTTCTGTTATTCATAGATGTTTTTTTATAACATACTCTAAATCATCTAAACTAGCTCATTGTTTTTTATCTTTAATTTCCATATATTCCACTATAGCATTTCACAATAAATTTTCTTCTTTTATTTCTTCCCATATAGTAGGTTCATTTTCTATCATTCGACGAATACATTTAAATTTTTCTTCTATTCATATTAAATAATTGTTTCAGTTTTCTATTGCTATCCATCACTGCTTTTGTTTATCTTGTCATATATATTTATATTGTTTCATCTTTTGTTTAATTAATTAAAAGTCATCTGTTTTGAAATAGTTCTATAACATCATGTTTAAATATTAAATCTTGATTATTTCAACTAGGAAAATCAATTTTAACTGATAAATTTTTTATCTCTTCTCTAGTTATTCATATACAATCTTGTATAGCATATTTAAGCTCCTTATATGAGTTAGCTTCATCATTTGCCAAAAACTTATCATGTATCTTTTGAAATATATCTTCTTTTATTTCTTCCCAATCTTGACTATTTTCTATTAATTCTTTTTCTAAATAAATTGTTTTATTTCATTTATTATAATAATAAATTTCTCAATTTATCTCTTCATTTATTATTATATCTAGCTTTTTGTGTTTATATTGTTTCATTTGTTTTATTTTAATTAATTAAATGTTTGTTAGAGGGAGATTATAACCTCCCTCATAAAGATTAATCTAAACCCAATTCATCTAATTTAACATAGATTGTCGTATTACTACCAAACTTTACAAGCTTAACCATAACCTCGGGGTTACATCTTTTTAATTCTGGAATTAATGTATTCCTTACAGGCAAGTAAGCTATCCAATACTCTCCTTTATACAAAATTCTTCTCTTGTTCATAGGCTCGCTTTTTGTCTTGTTTCATAGTTAAGTGTAAATAATGAATGTTGCTTAGATAGGCGATATAATCACCTTCATTGCAGAAACATTCCTCTTCAAAGTATTGCAAGTCAAATTCTGCACATATACATTTGACTTTATTTTCTAACATTCTCTTTTCAAATCCATCTAAACTTTGATACTTCTCTTTTCTATTCATAACGTTACTTTTTTTAGTTTTGAACATTCTATTTTAAATTGTACTTTCCCGTATTTATACAGGTATAGTTTCATGTTAGGGTGTGAGCGTTGCCAGTCTAATAATGTAAAGCTGTTGGTAACGAAAGCATAATATACTTGCCTTTCGTATTCGACTAATTCGTATCCTTCTAAGTTACTCATGATGATTAGGTTTTTAATGAACTTATATTTAAGATTTCTTAAATAACTATTTATTAGATTTTGTAATATTCCAAATCTTCACCACTCAATATCTTATCATATATAAAGTGTTTAATACTATTATTTTCGTAAAGTTTTATATCTCTATAAATTCTTACATATACTTCATAAGTATTATCATCAAAACTTTTTACTATTACTCATACCTTATCTCATTCCACTACAACTATGTTTCAAAAATTAAACATGATTTTATTTGTTAGTATTTAAAACCTGCACATTACAAACATCCTCATATCAACTTATATTAACATCATATCTAAGAGGATATTTAGCTAATATATTATTTATTACTTTGCAGTTTGATTCGAACTCCGTACTCATTTTTCACTCTTGATAATTACTTTCAATTATGAAATGTATTTCGTTTGCCAGCTCGTAGTCATATCCATTCTTATTCATTGACTCCTCTATATTATCTGATTGACTACATCAAGACATAATTAGTATAGACAATAATAAAATTAATTTCATATTTTGTATTTTTATTAATTAAAAAGTTCAAGTATGTTGAGATATAATACTATTACATTTTATATTATAGTAATATAATTTACAACATTCTGCCTTTCAACATATTTCTTTTTTAATACATTTATAATTTGATATAAAATTAGTGTTTCAACATATCATTAATGCTTTCTCTCTTACTATAGTTTCTTGTTGTGTACTACATCAACCCAATAACATTAGTATAGATAATATTAGTATTAGTTTCATTTTGTTTTATTTATTAAGTTAAATTTTTTATCATATTGATAATACATTTTTCATTTATTAATTGTAAAGATGATTTTATTTCTTTTCAACACTTACAACATTTTATATTATCAAGTATTACTATATCTTCATCAATAGTTATATAACAATGATATTGATGCTTACAAAATAACTGTTTAATATATTGTATTAGTTTCATTTTATTTTTATATTTTCTAAAATAAATTTTTCCTTGTCTTTTTGTATAGATGATAACATTAGTCGATAATTGGTGTTTTTTTTTGTTATTACATTATTTATTACTTTCACATATTCGTTTAGTCAATCATATACTTTTTCTCAATACAATTTATTTTTACAAACGAACTGCCATAATCAACTATCTATTGAACATAAATCATTATATGAAACCTCAAATGGACATCATCAATCTTTTGAATATGTAATAAATCAATCTTGATCTATAGTTATTTTTATTATATCTTCACTTCATCGAGGTTGCCATCATAATTCTATTAACTTATTTAATAATTCTTCTAGCATTTTATACTTTCTAAAAATAAAATTAGCTTTTCTTTTTCTTCTTCTGAATAATCTTTTAGTTCTTTGGTTATGTCAAAAGTATAATCAGTATATCATCGCTTTCATTCGCAATATATTATTCCTTCTGAACATATTATTCTGATATTATTCCCAAAGCAATATCTCAATACTGTAGATAGTGTAAATCGATGTCAGATTATATCATATTCATAATCTTCACTTTTATGAACTACTCAATTGTTTTGCATAACTTTTGAAATAATAGTGTATTCATTTGGTATAATAGTTTGTAAATATACTCACTCTATCTTTGTTTGTTCCTCCGTATATCGTGCTATATTACAACCAAAACTCAAGCTCTTATCAATATATTCATCCAAAATTTCAAATAATCTTATATCGTTTTTTGTTAACATGTTTGTTTTACATAAATAAATTAACTGTTTAACTTTAGAAATAATTTATCAATAGAATATTGTAAAGTTGTTTTTCAACAATTTATTATTAAAACATCTCCATCTATATCTATATTTATTATGTCTATAATTCTTTCTGTGTCGCATAATTCTTCTATATGCTCAAATATCCATCTGTATATTTTATATTTGTTTGTTCATTCTAGCATTTTTTATTAATTAATAAATAAATTAACTCTATTGCTCCAACTATGCTTTATAACTCAATCATTTTTTACATATGATTTGCTAATTTCTTCAGGAGTTTTTGCACCTCTATCTATATATCATTCTTTTATTATCTTTGCAAATTCTTCAAAATATTCCTCTAAACTTTCAAACTTATATAACCGACAACCGTTTTCATCAGGATATTTCTTCTTTGGTCATCACTTTTCCCGCTTTATTCAGCTCCAATTATTATATCAACTACACTTTGAACTTGAATAATTTGCTCCTATATGACTTTCACTCATCGTTATTCAAATTAACATTCAATGATTTACTTCATATCTTTTTGATATATCTTTGATCTTATAGAATAACTCTCGATTATTACATAGTGGACTTACTTTTCAGTTTATCTTTCAGTATTTACATATTTTATTCATTAGGTCTCAGTCTTCATCACTGATTGTAAACATCTTTATTGGCTTGTTTTCTCCTACTACAAACCCATACACGCTTGATTATCTAATTGACATAACTCGTTTTTCTTTTCAGTTAGCTTTGTTCTTAATTCGTTGGCTACTGAATGTATTTCTTGCTTCTTAAGTTCGTATCATTCCCATTCTTGCTTGCTTTGATTAATTTGATCTTGTATTGCTGTCATTTCCTCTAGTTTATCTTGGATCTGTGCGTTTAGTTTTCGTTCTGGTATCTTCATACCTAATACTATTGAGATTGTTGCTATTACTAGCATTATTGACACAATAACTTTTCTATTCATTTTTGTTTTTTAATTATAAAAGTGGTTATATTATAATTAGATTTTTTAATTTTAATAGGGCATATTTGAATTTAGTGATATACATTGTTTATCAGTTTTTAAATACTATTTTCTTTCATAGATTTATATATTCTTGGATTATTTTCTTTTTCTCCTGCAATAATTCAATTTCTAAATTAATCCTTTCTTGGCTTATATCTTTTTCATAATACATTTCATCTATTACAGCGTCAGCCGTTCACTCTGTATGTACTTTTTTGCCTTTATCATCTAATTTATTCTTAAGTTTTACCCTTTCTATTCATTTTTCTACTTTTAACTTAAGCCTTTCCTCTAACATTATTGATTTCTTTTCAACTATTAAGTCAATTATACTATCTCGTAATCATATTCGTGTGTATATATTATCCTCATTAAGCCTTAATCACTTAGCTTTTAAATCTTCATGTTTAACTAATATTTCTTTTATTGTTATCATTGGCTTAGTTTATCAATTAAATGTAATAATTAGACGTATATATTTTATAAGTGGAGATTAACTCGTATTGTAAATTATACACGTCTAATTTTTATTTGTGCTATCATGACACCTAGTCTAAATACACTTTTATTTTACTCATCTCAACCTTCTATCGCCTTTATTGTTCAAATTTCTTCAAATGGATTTCATCCTGTGTATAATAATCTCAGATTTAATTGTTTTGAGTCTTTTAATATATCTTTTTCTTTGAATTCGTTTTTGCTTAATGCTTTTATCATATACGTAGTTTCTAAATCTTTTCATGATCTATTTACTTTGATGTCGTATTGTGTTGGACTTCCAAAGTCTTCATCTCCTGTTAAGTCTCGTAATTGCTTTTTTAAGCTGTTTTGTGTGATTTCCCAAACTTGTAATTTCTTTTCATCATAATTATAAACTCACATTGCCCAAAACTGTTTTACTTGTCATTTTTCTTTAATGTCTGTTGGATCTTTGATCTCTGTTTCACTTCTTACAGGTTTGTTTTCCTTGTTGAAATATTCCCATCCTTTGATTGGAGATGTAAGAATTCTTAGTTTTGTGTCTCATTCTTTTAATTTTGTGTAGTTACCTTTACTTGATTCTGTAGGCTTGAAGTCATCAGACGCCCATGATTGATTTGTCATTTGTATATTTATAATAATTTAAAACTATTTAGCTCTTTTTACAACATCAGCCAATACATCTGACCGATCGTACAATAATTCCTCTAGTATTTCCCTAAAATATACAACTCATTTAATAACCTTTTCTTGATCTTTTTTATCTAATGTTTCTAAATAGTTATCATATTCTAATAATTTGTCTGCCATTCGTTTAATCTCAAGATCATGTAGTTTTATTTTCATGTGTGTTTTTTAATTTTTAAATTTATCTCTTTGTATCCAATGAAAATAATTCCACCACCTTCAATTCCACGCTATAACTGGTATACAGAAAACCTTGAATCAATTTTGTACATATGCATGTCTTTGCATTCAATAGAATAATGTTTTTATTGGTTGGGATATATCAGATACTATCTCTTCTGAATATCAATTATTTCATATTACATTTGTCATTTTAACCTTTTTTTTTAATAAAGCCACTCTATATTAAAATTATCCGCTATACTTTAGTTACCTGTTTAGTTCTTTGGATTTCTGGATACCATTTATCAACTACTAAATCTCTCTGTTCTGTCTTAGATACTATCACGAAATCATCATCATTATACATTGTTATTGCGTGTGTATGATCTCATCAAAACAACTTATGAGCTATGAAATCAGTATAATTAACATAATTTCAATCTAAGGCACAATTACACGTCCGACATTGTGGCCGACAATTTTCATCCATAAATCTATATTTATAATCTTTTCTTTTGTGAAAATGTCAGTTTTGCATTAATCTTTTATTCCACTCTAATTGAGATCAACACGTTACACAAGTACATATTCATTTTACTGATTTAGTTATTTTTATGTAATCTGAATACACAATATCACTTAAACATAATTCGGTAAACGATTTTAACCTATCTTTATACTCTTTTGCTATTTGATAATATTTTGGATTTATACTTTCATATCTTCCAAAAACTACTTCAAATTTAGTCTTCTTTGGTTTTTTAGTTTTCATTTTGTTTTGGTAACTCATTTAAAGCTTGATCAAATATATTCAAATACTTCTTTTCTGTGAAGTCATATCGTGCTTTGTTGATCTTAAATAATGATCTCTTATAATCATTTCTTCGTTTTATCCTTTCTGGCTTGCTAGGTTCCGCTATTGTCTTATTCCATTTCTTTTCTATTAGCTTCCCCTTTCAATCTCTTGTCCGTATGATAGTTCATAAACTTATTTCTTTGAATTTAACTAATTGATTATTGTAATACATCCATCCCATCTGTTACGTGTTAATTATAAATATAATTATTCTAATCTTTTTTGTTACATATTCAATTGATTCGATATGATTACATAGTTATTTAGTTATTTGTCAAACTCTTTTTTCAAACTCTTTCATACTTAAATATTCTTTTCTAAAATCAGAGTCGTCTTGTCAAAAATAATATAAATTTTTTGCATGTATTATTAAATCTTGATAATCTCATTCATGAGTCTTAAGGAACTCTACTAGAAAGTTATTCCGTTGTAGTTGTTGTTTTGTTGTCATTATATTATTTTATACATATAAAAATAATTCTTAAATTCTTTTGATATAATAAATCATTTATTTAAATAAATTTTTTTTGCGGTTATTGTTGATACTAAGTTTATTTTATTGACTCACCTATATTTTACTTTTCATATAAATATATCAAATATACTATTAAAATATCATTTTCACCTATAATTTTTCAATGTATAAACATACTCTATTTTGCAATTATGTTTTTTTATATTATATCAAATAAACGATACTGCCTTTCAATCTAATAAATAAATTAAAAAATCATTATCAAATAATATTGGTTCTCATAGTTCTTTATACACATCTCAATCTATAAAATCTATAAGTAATTTAATTGATGTTTCTTTATTATTAGAACATACTATTTCTCACATCATAATTATTTATTTAATTAAAATATTCCATTCTTCTCTTTTTTTTCTCATTAATTCTAAATATTTTTGATAATTACTGCTTTTTGTTACTCAAAATCAAAGTCATCTACACCGATAATCATTTCTTAATAATGCCTTACAAATTAATCTCCAACTAGGTATTTTTCATTTTTGTTCTAAATTATAATCTCAACAATCAGGTATTCATTCTGAATATCATTTATCACTATACCAATGTATATACTTTGCTATTTTATTTCTATAATGTTCTGCTGTTTTTGGAGGCATACTATATAAAATATTCATAGCAAAACTCTGCCATGTATGTCATTCAGGTAACGTAACACTATGATTTCACAATATATTTCATTTAGTTTTTGAATACAACGCTCATGTGTTTATTCAATTCATTCTTGCTATAAACTTAGATCGCGTGCTTGGTTCTATAATTGAATATAACCGTAAGTTTTTTCTTGCTTCGTCTCAAAATGGTTCATCTACCCTCATTTGATGTATTGTTAATCAAGCCTTATACATTTTATCATAAAGACTATTATATTTCTTTTTATATTTTCATAAATATGTTCGTATATCTTCTACCGAAAAATCATATATTGGATAAACATTATATACCGTATCAACAACATTTGTTGTAAATCTTTTTTTGTCGAACATTGATTTGTTTCATGTAGAACACGCACGATAACGATTAAGACTTTCAGTTGTTCTTATTCAAACGAATTGTGCCATATTTTTTCATTTACTATATCGTTTTCAGAATAAGGGAACAAACTCCTCAAATGTTATTCAATCATAATAAAATGGAAAATAATCTTTATCTTTTATAGCAAAATCAAATTTATCTCTTACCCATAAGTTTTTTTTATCATCATCAAACGATTTCCATGTTGGCTCATACATACTAGTAGCATTATTTGTACTAATAGGTAATTGTATTCGATATAAATCAATATTATCTTTGTATAATTCTATTAGTGATAAAATATGATCTATCGTCATTTTAAACTGACATTCCCAATCTATAAATAATAATCATATCTTTATTTGTCTTTTTTTCGCCTCTTCCATAACTAAATGAAGCATTACAGTGCTATCTTTTCATCATGAAAATGATATACATATTTTTTCAAAATTATCGAACGTCCATCATATTCTTTCTTTTGATGCATCATGAACATTTTTTCATAAATATCTTTTTATTGGCATAACTCTTCATAAGTAAATAAAGAATAATATTTTGTTATATGTTTAATCTCAAATAATCTTATTACATCATCTGCTATTAAATTAGCTTTATTTTGTGTATTCTTGTCTAATTTTTGTCGTGCTTTTATTGTTATATCACTAGATAATCAATATTCTAAACAGCAACTAGCTTGTCACAAATATGCTTGTCTGTTTTGAGATATGTTTGTAAGATTTTCATTACTAGATATTGGTCGCTCTTTCAGTACCTTACACATGCTATTATATAAATTATCAGATCATAGTAACTCAATTGCTAATTCTATTTTATCATTTCATTTATTATTTTCATACAATCAGTTTTTGTAATCTTCTCGTAATGTGTAATGATAATACAATCTTTTTATGATATAGTTTCAATATCATCAGTTGTTTCATCCTCTGCTTCCCATGCTTCTGAAAATTCACGATCTAAAAACATTTCCGCTAATCAACTAACTTGGGCTAATCTTAAGACCTCATCAGGTTCCATTCATAATTTATTTCATATCTTTTCATTGCTCCAGTTCCTTCTTTTTAATTCTAATATTATATCTGACATAGAGTCTACTTTATGTGTTCATCTTGCCCTATTATGTCTAATAGTTGATGCCATTCTATTGCCCTTATCTTCATTTTCTTGATTAATTGTTACTACTGGTAAATATCAATGTATTCTAGTTTTTATTTCTTCATATTCTTTTCACACCCTGTTTCTATGAAATCAATCAATAACTATTCTTTTGTTATTTTCTTCCATCGTTACTATTGGTTGGGTATATCAATCATCATTTATTGATATTCTTAGTAATTCCATTTCTGGCGGTGCAACAGCATTAGGATTATAATCATTGGCTACAATATCATCTCATTTTACCCATATTACACAATCTGTAGGTTCTTTTTTAAACGGACTAATTTCGTGTAGTTCTTTTTTAATATCATTAATTACATTAATTTTATCATCTGTATTTAATCAATTTATATAATTAATAATTAACGCTAAATTTTCTTTATAAGTCATTTAAAATTTTTAATAATTAAAAGTGTCTTCATATTTTAAATAAGTACATCATAAGTCAAACCATCAATTATACTTTTTAAATAAGTTTATTTGCATAATATCATCTAATTCATTTTCATCCCATAAACATCGTCAATTTGTATGTAATATATAATTATATTCATAAAATATTTTTCTTTTATAATATACATACAACATTTTCAAAC